TTGTTGCTTCCCCACAAACACCTGTGGCAACACTGCCTAACCCATAAACACCTGCTGCGGATGCGTATGTATTTGTACTTGCTGTATTGTTGCCGTAAAACGCTGGAACAGTAGCAGAATTATTAAAAACTCCAGCGGCTGGAGAAACAGTGCTGGTGCTATTAACGTACAGTTGTCCTGCTGTGCCGCCAAGTTCAACCGTTAAAGTATTAGCCGTATCATAAACTTGCAGCTTGTTAAGTGTGTAATCCATCAGCACACGTTGACCGCTGGCTGACGTTTGAATCAATGCACCTGTGACCGTTCCAGCAGTAATAGTTCCAAGGTTTGCACTAATTGCAGAAAGATTGCCAACTTTTAAATTTGACAGGTATGGCGTTCCCCAAATTGTTTGATTTGCTACCGGGTAGTAAATGCCATCACTTTGGAACATGGCCTGTGATGCGCCGGGATTTTGTACTGTCGTTGTAAAAGCGGTTGCAGATGTTGGCGAAAAACTGGTAGTGCTTGGCAGACCCGTGCCAGCAACAGTTACTGGTGAGCCTGTTACCGTTGGATTTCCGCTGTACAACGCATAGCAAATGACTGAACTATTGCCCGTGCTTCCTGTGGCTCCAGTTGCTCCGGTTGCGCCAGTGGCTCCGGTTGCGCCAGTGGCTCCGGTTGCGCCATTTTGAGCGATTGCTTGAACGCTAAACCCGCTGGCCCATGATACGGTTGTTGTGGTCGTGCTTGCAGGCGCTGAAATACTAGTGCTGGCTTGCCAAAGATAAGTTCCTGCAGTGCCGGGGTTGGCAGGTATTGCCACTGTCCAGCCGTTGCCGCCTGTGTACCCTGCGTTAGATGCAGTGGCCCATGTCCATGTGCTATTGCCGCTAGGGTTGCCGGGTGTGCTGTTTGCCCATTGGTACAGATACACAATTGCCGTTTGTGTGCCTGTTGTGCCAGTTGGTGACCACACCAACGCAGAACTTGTGCCGCTGATTTGCGATTGCGAAATATCGTTTGCAGCAATAAAGCCAAAATAATACGTGCCTGCTGGCAAGATTAAATTTAAAAATGTGAATGTAGTGCTTGGCGTTAATGGTGTTGATGCCGAAGAAACAAAGGTATCAAGCAATGTCCATTGGCTTGCTGTTGGTGACGAATACGTTGAATAAAATAAAGTCAGCCTTGTAGTGCGTCCAATGCTTGGCGTTGTAATTTGAATATCAAACGATGGAACTGAATTTCCGGGGCGTGATGCGCTTACTACTGGTGCGCTAAGTGCTGAAAAAAAACTAGCAGAAGAAAGATTGCTGTTAGGTGCTGGACTGTATTGTGTAATCGCAGCATCGTCATAAACAGCAGCGTTGTATTCATTCAATTCCAAATTAGCGCCAAGGTTTCCATCAGGCAATGAAATCTCACTGACTTTCATTACCCTAAACAACTTAGCAGACCAACCGTAACTTGTGTTTGTAATTGACACAACATCGCCAGCGTCAATTTGGATTGCTGGGTATGCTGCGTTAATAGTGACAATTAAATCTTCACGGGCTTGCTCAAGCACACGATTGGCAAGATAACTGACTTGCACAGATTCATTGATTAAATCAAAGTTGCAAGAGAATTTATTGATTGGCTCATTGGCGTAAAGCAAACCACCGGGAGTTTCTAGGTAAACCAAATCCCTTTGATCGCGGTTTAGTTTGCTGGGGAATTGGGCTTCAATTTGATTGATTGAATTTGATATGTCTGTAAGGCTGACTTTAATTTCACCAATAATGTTGGTATCGTCAAAAGCATAAGAAGTGCTTTCCGCTTTGTTGACAACAATTGACCATTTACCAGACGCTGCGTTATAGGCGTTCCACGAATCGCAGGCCAGCATAATTCGATCAATGTTAGCTAAGACATTTTGCCCTGTGTCTAGCACGCCGTTGATGCGATACCTTGCTTGAGTTGCCGGGTTGCCGCTACTGTCGGTAAAAGTGATCGTTTGGTCGGCGTAAGTGTTAAGTGCTGTGGCTGATGCTGTGTCAATTAGCCCTGCTGCCATTCCACCGCCATACACCTCATTACCCAAATAATCGGCCCATACATCACCCGGTTTTGCAACACCTGTGCCGTTTAGATTTTGAGTAATGTTAAAAGTTATTGGCTGTAGATTTGTTGTACCAGCGTCTTGGCTATAAATCAATTTGACAATTGCAAAAGCTAACCCGTTCATCTGCCGTGTGCCCGTCCACCGCTGACCTGCTGCAATGTCAGAGCCACCCATAAACGTGCTGGGTGATGTACCGGTCACATTTGTAATTGTTCCTGCATCTGTGGATGTGTACAAATTGACGTACAAGAAACCATTTATTTTTGTATCTACATTTCCAGCACCATCTGTCAAACTAACAATTTTTGTTAAATCGCTGCCATCAAAAGTAACTAAACGGTCACCATAATAAAACTTTGTTCGGTCATAATTTATTTGTCCATTTGGGCTGATGCTGCTAATTGCCAGCACGTAATACATTGCTTTTTGATCAATAGTCAAAACAGCGTCCACAAAAGTGCCGCCCATAAATGCGGAACCGTAAACCATTGGGATTGAATTTGTTGTATTGGGAGCAACTTGCTGCCTGACGCCTTGGTCAACAGATTGATTAGCTGTTGGGTCATTTGGCGCAAATATTCTTCCGACAACATAGCTGACGGCAAAATTAACCGCAAAAGTCGCGGCTGCTGTTGCAAATGCTGCGCTTGCCCCGGCTGCTGTTAATAAACTTGCTGCGTAAGCAATAATTGATGCGACCATATATTACTTAAAAAATGTTGCTTGCATAGGTTTATATCCGCGCTTGGTGTAATCAATCCAGACATTATTTGCCAAGACTGAAGTGCAAGCAAAATCTACTCGACCATCAGAAATTAAATCTGTGGCTAATCTGTTAAATTCTGTCCAGAGTCTACCGCCAATTGTGCCATTGCGATGCTCTGGTTTAACCCACCATGCAAGTTCTTGTAATTCATAAACATCTGGACACCAAACATTTGTGGTAATCAATGCCGCAATAAAACCTCGGTATTCATTGTCAATTAAAACAAATCCACGCCCTGCCATCATCTGTGTCATTAATGCCGACACATGGGCGTCATCGTGCGAGTCTTTGTTTTGCAAAACAGGCACAGGTGCTTCTGCCGAATATTCCCGCATCATCTGCAATAAAGCAGGCATATCATGTTTGTTGGCTTCGCGGATCATTAATTCCTACCTCCACCGCCAACTTCACCAGTGTTTTGAAATGTTGTAGCCACATTGGATGTGTTGCTGCTGACGGTGGCTGATTGCGGTGGTTTGCCAAAGTCAAAATAGGTGGCTGCAATTATTGGGACACGATCCATACTTGTATCTCTTGGATCAACTAGATTACCCGGGTAAATGAAATTCCAAGCCTTAGGAGTCGTTTTAATGCCTTGTATGCGGTTCTCTAGGATGGTGCGAAAGCTGGCGCAAGTAATGCCTACGGTTGCGATGCGTGTCCGCAGTTGATCGTTAAAATCTTCTGTGATTGAGCAATTGCTGACAATGCCAGAATAGCGTTTAAAAAATTGCTGCGTTGGGGTTGTAATGATTTGATTGTTGCTGTCTAGGAATCCACGCCACACATCAATATTGCTGCCTTTAATATTGGCTGCAAGCACCACCGCGACATTAGCACCATCCACGCCAGCCAATGAAATTGCAAGGTCTGCGCTGGACGCTTTGATATTTCGATCAATAGCACTGATAGACAGCATACTTCCAAGATTGCTAAAGGTCATGCTGTTGACAGTAATTGCTGCTGCCGCATTGCAAAAATAATAAGTTGCCGTGCTAGTGGTCAAACGTATAAATTCGGCTTGAACAATTGATGGGCTGCTCAATGCAGCCATTGTGGTAGTCATCCTGTTATGTCCTCAATAAACACAAAGTCGCCATCCCATTCAACAAACGCGCCGTTTGCCATTGGATTAAGTGTGTAAGTTGGACACTGTGCCGCCAGCATATAAAACGTGCAGGCCGAGCCAACCGCGGTCAATGTGCTGCCTATTGATGGAGTTCCAATAATAGGGCGGTGCAGATTAAATGTAATTGACGTTCCCGGCGGATGTGGAGAATTGCTGCCCAATGGAACATCCGATGTTACTTTGTAAGAATAAATTCCTATTTGCAAAAAATCACCAGCTTTAAATACCAATTGTGCCGCTGTCCCATTTGGTAAATTTCCAAGCGTAATTTGTGTACCATTTACCGTGTAAGCACCAATCGTCATGGCAGCTACTTGAGACTGCACCAGAGCGCCTTTGTATGCTGTAAACCAATTTAATAGGCTGCTGGCAAATGTGATTGTCTCAGGCAATTGACGATCATTATTGTCAATAGCTTGTATAACATTTCGGACTTGTGGATAGTACAAATACGAATGAGGTTTGACAGTAAAAGACCAAGGCACAGAGGTCAAATATTGAGCAACCCTGACCTGACCTGATCTGCTAACCTGCTGCCCAACCGTGCGGCGATTTTGAACGCTAATGCTTTGGCTGATCTCAAAGATTGTTTGAAAACTCATGTCCTGCCCCTTCCAAGCGCCAAGTTTTTGGCTCCATAAGCATTAGCCGCCCAAACCGCTTTACTACTGCCCAAGATTCGATCTTCAAATGATTTAGTGTCAATCGCTTGAATGTTGTAGTTTGTGATGTTTGTAGAGCCGCCTGACATTGCCATAGAATGATTAGGCACAATTGTCCCAGCACTGCGAGGCACAAACAATTCTGGCCCACGTTCTCCTACCATGTATGCGCCGCCACTTTCTACCGGGCCACCGTCTGCTTTGTACTCTAATTGTCTAAAGTTTTGTTGCGCTGTATTGCTTCCTGTAAATAACGAACCAAAAGATTTACCAATCATTGAAAACAAATTTGTTGCAGATGCTCGCAGTTGTATCGCAAGCATATCTTTGATAATTGATTCCGCAAACTTATTAAAATCTAATTCCCCTTTTTTTACAAATTCCTCAAGGCCGTTTGACATATTGCTCATCAATGAATCAAATGCTTTGCCGCCAGCCTCAAAGCTGGTTTCCATGTCTTTGCCAAAAGTCTGCGCCCTAAATATAAAACCATCAAAGACGCCGCCCGATTTTTCAGCTTTTAATATTCTTGTGCGTTCTAGTATATTTTGTATTGATTTTTCATTTAGTTTTTCTTCTCTTGCAAGGGCTTCCATCCTGCTCATGCTGTCAAGATTTTTCATTTCCATAATTGCTTGTACAGCGTCTGCATATTTCCATTGTTGCTCTAACAATTCTTTTTCTTGCTGCAACTCTTCTGCTTTTAAATAAACACCTTGACGCTCTAATTTGAACATTTCTTGAGCGCGAGTTAAAGATGTTTTGTCTAGTTCTTGCTTTTCTCGTATTGATGTATTGCCTTCTGAATAGAAAGCATTTAAATTAGCAACGGCTATAGCAGCTTCTTCTGCACTTGCTATTTCTTCTGCTGCTTGCGCTGCCATATTTTTATATTTTAAAATATTTTTCTTTTCTTCGTATTCTTTAGTAATTACATATAATTTTGCGTTAAGAATTATCCAGTTTGTAAGTGCAAATTTATTTTCTTCAGTTTTATCTTTATGCAAACGCTCTAAATCTGCTTCTGCTTTTTTCTTTGCATATTCATTATCTAATGTTTGTTGTTCATTTCTAAATTGATTTGCTATGGAAAATTCTTCTTCTAATTTTGCTTTTTTTAATTCAAAGTTTTTAGCCGTTACTTCTTTTGGAGTTTTTACTTCTCTTATTGTTAAAAACAACTCAAGCAATTGCAGGAATTGCAGACCCATTGACACGTAATGCCAGAGCCGCTGATGCTTTTGGAAAAGCTGCCAAAGGCGTGGATATGGTTGACTTTGCTAAA